GTATATCTTTTCTTTAATAGATACGGAGTAGTTCTAAAATGTCGTGAAGCAGCACCTATAGTGGGGAAAGTTATTCCTTCAACTACTATAGGACGAACATTGGGGTTATTATTACATCGACTCATACGTTCTCGTTGTTCGGATGTTTTCATAGGATTATTATTAATCATACGTTGACGAACTTGTTCAACAATTTCCGGAGTAGAAAAGATATTGTCTTTACCTCGTTTGTAAGAGCCTTTAGCCTTTCTTGTATTAGACATTTTAATATAAGATTCCGGAGTACAGTATATTTGTGGAGTAGGAAGATGCGAAGTATCGTAGTGTTTGTTGAACAGTTTGTAAGCATACATCATTTTATATTTATTTGCTCCGGCTGTCATTTCTATCAATAAACGATGGCAAACTCTATGTTCTTTGTAGGTAAGCACAACAAGGTTATCGACAGAATTAATTCCGCCAAAACAGCGTGGAATAATATGATGTGTTTGAAATCCGTCGTGACGTTCTTTAAGATGATTACGCTGAATAGAACGGTTGATTATTCTATAATAAACTTTAGTGTATTTGTTATCTAAAAACATTGACTTTTCCTATATGTTGTGCTAAATTTAAATATATTTATCAAAATGGATGCTGTGACAAATGAACGAGTTCTTTGAAAATGTTAAATTACAACAAGGATTTGCCTGCAGATGAGTACAACAACGACAACTACATTAACTAGTCCAATAGGCGCTGTTGGTAGCAGCGGTAGCTATCTCGTAACAGGAGGTGGCGGAAGCAATATGGGATATGGATATCTCCCAGGGTACGGCCCAACACCGCCGCCTGTAACTACAATCACTACAGGCGGAACTGGATATTATTCTACTCCAATAACAACCACTAACACTGCTGGTTGGACGACAATGGCTCCAAATACTGCTAACCTCAAGATCACTGGTAATAATCCAAAAATACAAACAGATAAGAGTGAGATCGATCTAGACGAGACTGCAGAACTAATCAAAATACTAAAGGAACGTTTACTCATATTGATCCCTAACTTTGAAAAGCACGAGAAGTATGCGGCATTAAAAAAAGCCTACGATCATTACAAACTTATAGAAGCGATGTTGCAAGAGGAGAAGAAGGATGACAAATAAACTATACCTAGACTGGAATCAAATAGAAAAGCACTGTTATTCTCTTTCAATTGAAATATTAAAAAGTGGATTTATGCCTGATTATATCGTAGGTATTACTCGAGGTGGGCTTACTCCTGCTGTAATGTTAAGCCATATGCTAAATGTTCCAATGCACGCCTTGCACGTTTCTCTCAGAGATGGTGGTGATAGTGAAAGTAATTGTTGGATGAGCGAAGATGCTTTTGGGTATGTTCCAGATGAAAAACGCGGACTAATCAAAAGCAGATGGGATTCACAGTTCCAAAAGAAAATTCTTGTGGTAGATGATATTAACGATAGCGGTGATACTATTGCCTGGATCAAAAACGATTGGCAGAGTACTTGTTTACCAAATGAAGATAGTTGGAATAAAGTATGGGGAAATAATGTTAGGTTTGCTACGCTAGTAAACAATCTAGCTAGTAAACAATCAATAGATTATACATCTCTCGAAATTAATAAAGCAGAAAACGATGTTTGGATCGTTTTTCCCTGGGAACGCAGTTGACAAGTTCTAGTAAATGCAGTATACTTAATAATAGGAAAATTAAATGTTTGGAAAAAATGAAATCGTCGGACAGAAATACTTCAACGATGCTGGTGATAAGCTCTTTATCACCAGTATTTTTTATACACTCCAAGGAGAAGGACCATATCGTGGAGAACCCGCAGTATTTGTTCGTCTGGCTAAGTGCAATCTGGCTTGCTCTTTTTGTGATACTTATTTTGACGGCGGGGACTGGCTGACCTTCGATCAGATCGATCTTCGCATTGGAAATGTTCTCGGAGAATACTTCGACGGTGCCATTCCCAAATGGGTCGAGAAGAAAGTAGGATTGGTCATTACAGGTGGTGAGCCTATGCTACAGAAAAATCTAGGACCATTCCTTGAAATGATGCAAGATCACTTTGCTTGGACACAGATTGAAAGTAATGGCACAGTATGGCAAGATCTTCCAGAGTTGACTACATTAGTTTGTAGTCCCAAATGTTTAGAGAAAGATGGCAAGCCTGTTAAGTATCTTAAACCTAATACAGATGTGTTAGATCGTGCAGACTGTTTAAAATTTGTTATGAATGCGGATCAAGATAGTCCATATAGCAGCATACCGGACTGGGCTCACGAATATGCTGCACAGGGTAAAAAGGTTTTCATTAGTCCAATGAACATTTACAATCGTGAGCCTCAAAAGAGCAAACAGCTACGTAGTGAAAAAAATGATATCGGTATCGAAGAGCGCAGTGCTGTTGATGAGGTTATTAGTTTCTGGGAAGAAGGCTTGCTAGATATGCGAGAGAATCAAAAGAATCACGAATATGCTGCACAATATTGTGCTAAAAATGGATTCATACTGAATCTGCAGATACATTTATATGCCAGTTTGGCGTGAGGAGTAAAATATGATATGGGATGGATTTTCAGGTCTCTTCAATAAAAAAGAAGAGAAGAATACTAAACTTAGCGACAAAGAAATCGCTACAATGAAGAAACAACCTTATATCAAGGTGCTTGATACGCAGGTTGATAGAGCTAATCCTAGCAATGGCTTCTTTGAATTAGATTGGAACGAGTTTTTCGTTGACGATTTAAAGAAAGCAGGTTATACTGGGGTTACAGATGAAGAGATAGTTGACAAGTGGTTTAAGGCTCTTTGCCAATCTATCGCGAATGATTCGCAACTCGAACAAGAAATCAGGATCGTATGAATTATATTATCGTTGACACTGCTAACTGTTTTTTCCGTGCCCGCCATGTAGTACGTGGTAATGCAGACGAAAAGATCGGTATGGCTCTACACGTAACCCTTGCTAGCATTAAGAAGGCTTGGCAAGATTTTAAAGGCAATCACGTCGTGTTCTGTTTAGAAGGACGCAGCTGGCGCAAGGATTATTATGCGCCATACAAGCGTAATCGAACAGAGGCTCGAGCAGCTCTCACTGAGAAAGAAGCTGAGGAAGATAAGATGTTTTGGGAAACCTTTGATAAGCTCAAGGAGTTTATTAATGAAAAGACCAACTGTACTGTAATGCAGCATCCTAGATTAGAAGCAGATGATCTCATCGCAGGTTGGATTGAAAATCATCCCAATGATAATCATATCATTATCTCTACAGACAGTGACTTTGTGCAGCTTATCGCTCCAAATGTTAAACAATATAATGGTGTTATGGAAACGACTACTACGCACGAAGGCATCTTTGATAAGAAGGGCAAGCGTGTCATTGACAATAAGACGAAGGAACCGAAAGTTATTCCTAATCCCGACTGGTTGCTTTTTGAAAAGTGTATGCGTGGTGATCCCACTGACAACGTGTTTAGCGCTTTTCCAAAGGTTCGCAAGAATAAGCTAGAAGAAGCATATGAAGATCGTAACAGCAAAGGTTTCGCTTGGAACAATATGATGCTACAGCGTTGGGTAGATCATAACGGTGAAGAGCATCGCGTTCTCGACGATTACGAGCGCAATCGTAGGCTGATTGATCTCAAGGCACAACCTGATGATATCAAGGCTATCATTGTAGAGACTATTAAGACAAATAGCGTACCAAAGTCTGTAGATCAAGTAGGAATGCGATTCTTAAAGTTTTGTGGACTGTTTGATCTAGTTAAGATGGCAGAGCAAGCACAATCATATGCCGAACCACTGAATGCAAAATACCCGGAGTAACGAAATGGAAATGAAAGCAAAACCAGTCATAGATGGAAAATTCTGGATACTAGAAAATAACGGAATCAAGGTCGGAATCTTACAAAAGGACGAAACTGATAAGTTTGTCCTATCATCTAAAGAAAACAAGAGTGTTTTTAAGGATATTAGGAGCATTGAAAAACAGTTTGGAAAAAGTTTCTTTATTAGTTCCAAGCAGGAAACCAAAGAAACTATAAACGAGATCTATGGTTTCAAGACAAACTGCGAACCGCACAATCCAATGTATGATGTAAAGAAGAAACTACCATTGTTTACTAAGAGCGATGCTAGCAAGAGCGTTTATTGTGCAGGCTATTATGCTATCAAGTTTGATAAGGGTTGGGTCAAGAGCTTCTGTCCTAAGCTGATCACTATACAGAGATATGAAAACCGTGGTCCTTTCCGCACAGAATTAGAACTTAAACAGGAACTAGTCAATGTTAACCGATAGGATTTCCATAGCTATACTAGAAGATTTCGTAAAGAAAGTTAGGACTGCTGCTAGATCCAATCAAAAGGTCATACAGATACCTATACACGAAGCAGAGACCCTAGTTTACAATCTAAATCTAGTAACTCTACAGCTTTTAGACAAGTTCCAAACAGCAGAAGTTAAAAAATCAGCACAAGAAGATGTCCTAGTAGTAGCGATGGACGGTGGCGGATTCGATGAAAAGCGATAAATATGTGTATGAGTCGACCAAAACCAACTGTGATATTGGAATTTGCCAATAAGAAAACCTACAAGGTTGATCAGATCTTAGAGGCAGACGCCATATGGGCTGTGTTTTATCAAAACAAACCATTTAATCTAAAGAGCAGCAGTTTAGTTAGTAACTACCCAGGTCCTAAATATAAAAAGACCAGCTTTAGTAATCCAGGACACGCTATCAACTTAACAAAGAAATTAAATCATCTATTTAAAACAGAAGATTTCCAAGTGGTTAAATTAACTAGCGGAGAGATTATGGAATGGCAGACCTTAAAAGATCACTAACTAACATCTTCCTCAATCAGGCCGGACTGAATACGGACGAAGAGACTCTGAAGAAAGCCTTGATAAGTTGGTGGAAAAATCCTCGACAGAAGACAGAAGGTGGTCTCGCTCTTACAGAAGAAGGATTTAATTTCCTATCTGGTGTTTTAGGATTGAAGAGTTACAAGATCCCTTTCCCAAAAGATTTCCAACTGACTACACAGATACTATTGTTTATGGATCAGCACATAGACTGTCCGCATTATTATAACAAGAAAAATATCGTCGTCTTTAATGAGAGAGTAGCCTGCGAATTATTGCTATTCTCAGGCGATGTCAGGAAATACGGTGTTGCTAAAGCAATGGCTAGGCAGAGGGAAATAAATCCTTTATAATCGTTGACGTATTCTCGCAAGATGCTATTATAACAGTATAGACATTAACGCAGAGGAGCAAACACAATGTCAGATTTTAGTACACGTACCGTTAGCATCAATGGCGCCAAAGCTGCTTTGCGTCACGCTTTTAAGAAACAGCGCCCCGTGTTTATTTGGGGACCCCCAGGCATCGGCAAGTCCGATACTGTACATCAGCTCGGTGACGAGATGGACAATGCCTATGTAATCGACGTGCGTTTGAGCCTGTGGGAACCTACAGACATCAAGGGCATTCCTTATTTTAATGCCAATGACAATACAATGAGCTGGGCACCTCCCGTTGAGCTTCCTACCCAGGAATTTGCTAGCAAGTATAATCATATCATCTTGTTCCTAGATGAGATGAACTCAGCACCGCCCAGCGTACAAGCTGCTGCTTATCAGCTGATCCTCAACCGTCGAGTTGGCACGTATCATTTGCCAGACAATGTTATCGTTGTTGCTGCTGGTAACCGAGAAGCTGACAAGGGCGTTACTTACCGTATGCCTGCTCCGCTTGCTAATCGCTTCGTACATCTTGAACTACGTGTTGACTTTGATGACTGGTTCCAGTGGGCTGTTGCTAACAAGATCCACAAGGATGTCGTTGGTTACATCAGCTTTGCCAAACAGGACTTGTACGATTTCGATCCTAAGACTGCTAGCCGCTCGTTTGCTACTCCTCGTTCTTGGAGTTTTGTTAGCGAACTGCTCGAAGACGATATCGGCGAGAACACACTCTCAGATCTCGTAAGCGGTGCTGTAGGCGAAGGTACTGGTGTTAAGTTTATGGCACATCGCAAGATTGCCGGACGTATGCCTAATCCAACTGACATCCTTGCAGGCAAGGTTAAGGAGCTCAAGGTTAAAG